GCGGCAGCACCACGGTGCCCGAGGCCAGCGTGCCGGCAGGCTGAAGCAGGATCCACTGCTGCTGCGCAACCGGGGTGGGCGCGGCAATGGAAAAACCCGTCGTCGGCACGTAGATGTTCGTGGCCAGCGTGGGCGCTGCGAACTGCTGCTGGAAGTACGACAGCAGAGCCGACATCGGTAGACGCCGAGAGTCGCCGTTTTGAGGCGAGTAAACGGGGATCTGGTCGCCAGCACTGACCTGCGACAACAGCGAGAGTTGGTAGATCTGCGGCATGGTGCGGCCTCAGTTGAATGCGAGCGGGCCGTCCGTGCCGACCGTGATCGGGTCCACCGGGGCCGGCAAGAAGGGATCGTCGTAGATGCGCCAGGGCTTGTTGCCTGCGCCCGCGGGCAGCGTGCCCGGGAACTGCTGCTCCACCGGCATGGCGGCGCGAGACAACAGCGTGTTGTACGCCTGCTTGGCGGCCATCATGGTCTGCGGCATCAGGGTTTTCCCGTAGCCAGCAGCCAGACGGATGCCAAGGTTGGTGATGATGGCTTCGTTGGCGCTGTCGGGCACCTCGGACTCGGCGTTGATGTCGCTGAACTGCGGGCTGGACGGCAGCGGATAGGCCAAGCGGATGCCCTTGGCGTTCCACTCGGCCATCATGGCATCGAGGCGTCGCAAGGCTGACTCCAGCTGCTGGGGTTGGATGTCGAAGGCATACGCCGCGAGGCCGATCTCCTCGAAAGCCGCCTCAACGAACTGGCGCTTGCTGTAGCCCATGACAGATTTCAACCACGCTTCTTCATCGGTGGCGCCTTACCGGGCTTGCCGGCCTTCATGGCCGCTGTGCGAGCCGTGTTCAGCGCAATCGCCACGGCCTGCTTCTGCGGCTTGCCGGCCTTCATCTCCTTGGAGATGTTCTCGCTCATCGTCTTCTTGCCGTAGCCTTGCTTCATGGGCATGGTGTTCTCCTGATGTGAAAACGCGGACGGCAGCTTGTCACCACCGCCCGCGCTGATTGCATTGCCTTGCGTCAGGCGATGCGGTAGGTGGCAAAGGTGTCGGTGGCGGTCTTGTAGGTGCGGAACCTGGCGCTGGAAGTCACGGCAACAACGGCATTGCCGTTGATGTTGTTGCCGGACGAAGCGTTGGTAATCGTCACCGTGTTGCTTCCGGTCGACAGGTTGACCAGCACCCAGTCAAAGTAGTCGCCCACATCAAACTGGGCGGCCAGTTCCATGTCCGCGCCATTGGGCAACAGCACGGCGATGGTGGCGCCAGTGGTCTGGGTCGTGGTGATCAGACCCGACATGACTTTGGCAGTCGTCAGCGTGGCGGCCGAGTTCTGCGTGGTCGGGGTGGCTTGGTAGTTGGAGCCGAACACCACGGGGGCGATGCCGACTTGATACGTCACTTCGGCAGCGCCGGCGTTGACGATCAGCGTCGCGCCAGAGGCATACGGACCGAGGACCTTGTAGCCGGTAAACGTCGATTCGAGATCGTCTTGCAACGGGTAGTTGGGAAACCCGACCTGTTCAAAAACAATCGTCTCGGTCGGGCTGTTCAGAGCGATGCTCTGGTTTGCGGTCAGCGTCACGGTGGCAGTGCCCTGCAACGCAATGATGGAATTGGACATGATGGTGTACTCCAGGATGTGGTGGACAAGAAAGGGGCCGAAGCCCCTCTCATCACGGACCGACGGACTGCCCGAACAGCAGGATGCCGCTCATTTCGGGCTGCTTGTTGACCACGCCGAACAGGGTGTCGAGGCGGTACTTCGTCTTCATGGTGTTGACGTCGTACTGCTTCTGCATCACCAGTTCGATGCCCTGATCGGTGCTGGCGCGCATCACTGCGGCACCCGCATCGGTCGGCACGGCGTAGCGCCCCGGCAGGATTTCCAGCGCATCCTTCTGCCAGAAGCAGTTGATCGGCGCGGCGACGATGTTCAGACGGTCCATGGTCGCGGAAGCGGCCGGGGTGACAATGCAGTTCTGGTACTGCAGTTCCGCATCGGTGCCGCCCTGGGCCGAGATGATCGGCGGGGTGATCACCGAGGTGGTCGCGGTCAGGCGTTGAACGATCCGGAAGGTCTTCAGCTCGCCCGTGGACTGCTTCGTGATGTGATGCACCGCCTCGACGCCAGAGATCGTGATGGCATCGCCAGCAGCCAGTTCCGTCGTGACCGAGGAATGGGTGATCGTCTGGAAGCGGTTGTCAACGTTGGACGACTCGCCCGTGGTTGCCACTGAGGTGGCCACCGGAACCCAGTAGTTGTTGGCCGAGGCGCGGGTGTCAATCGTCGGGTCCGTGCCGCCCGCCGCGCGGATGCGGTTGGCGTAGTCGAACTTGTACGTCTGGAACCCGGCCACCGTGCCAACGAAACCACGGCGGTAAGCCTGGTCGCTGATCTGGTTGCCGAACGAACGGGTTGCCGTTGCCAGGTTGCCGGCCATGCCGTTGTAGTCGCGGCTGGACAGGCCCAGGTAGCGGTCGAACGCCTGCACGCCCTGCTCGTTCATGATCGTGTCGCACGCAGCCACATCGTCATAAGTGCCGGCATCGGTGCCAATGGGCACCACCAGCGAGCCTTGATTGGCTGCAACCGCCATGATCGCCAGGTTGATGTCCGAGGCGAGCTTTTGCTTGGCAGAGTCGCCAAGGCGGCCCTCTTGCAGCGCATCGCGCAGTTCCAGCGCGTCCATGATCCAAGGCACGGACTTCTTGAAGCCCAGCGTGGCGGGGACGCTCAACTGCGTCATGTTCTGGAAGTTCAGCGACTGGTCCATGCCGTCGTAGGACTGGGCAATGTACGGCTGGGGACGCCAGATGATGTCGTTGGTCCGCGCCATCTCGGTGGAGTTGGTGCGGTACATCGAGACGTTCTTGCTGAGAACCAGCGCGTCATTGAAGCCTTCGAGGAGGTCTTCGAACGCGACGCGCTCTTCCTTGGAAAACGAATTGGCCATTTGTGACTCCTGAGAACAGATGAGTGACTGATGCGGTTAGGACCGCGCCTGATACTCACCCGTTAGAGCCGGTGGCCGCTCGTGATTTTGGTACTGCCGATTTGGTGGCTGGCGAAACCGAATGCATGGATTCTATACCAGCCGCCATATTTCTGTCAACCCCTCCTAGAAGAGTCCTTTTTCTGTTGTCGGTACTGATGGACTTTGGTGTAATCACCAGTACGCTCCGCTTCTGCTCGCAATCGCTCCAAATGGGAGTCAACCGTACCGGAGATGCTCGCGTTACCGCGAATCGTGGTGGGGGGCGGAGGGGGTGCTTTGCGATTTGTGACTTTCAACTTCGTCTCCAGTTTTCCGATTGCGATGGCGAATTTCACCGGATCTTTGATCGCGGCAAACTCTTTGGCTTTGGTCGGATCTTTGCCAAGTACGTACACCACAGCAGCTGGATTTTCAGCGCCCTGGATGATGATACCTTGTTGGACGACATTCAGATTTTGTTGGACGACATCCTCAGCCTGATCATAGTCCTCCAACTTCAAAGACTGCTTTGAAGTGCCGTAGACTTCAAGTCGCTGTGCCCAATTGCGTTTTTGTTGTTCTTCTGTCTGCTTGGCTTGGGCTTCCAGATCATCGATCTGCTTTTTGTGTTCATGCCAGTTCAATAGAGCAGCTTCATACTTGTCGGTATCGAAATCGAAATCTTCAAGCCGTGGTTTGGTGGTGATTGTCGGTTGAACTTGAGCAGGAGCTTTCAAACGTTGAAGCTCAGCTTCTTGTTCTTTCAACTTCCGTTGAGCTTCTCGATGCTGCTTTCGAAGCTCTCGGACCCATTCAGCAGCTGGGGCTTTGTTTTCGGAATCATCGGCTTGGTTGATCGGCTGATCGTCGATCGTGACGAGGGTCTGATCTTCGTCAGATTCCGATTCTTGACCAGATTCTCGCGGAACTTCTGCGACGGAGGACGACGCAGGAATCTCTGCGGCAGCAGGCGCCTCAACTTCGATTTCGACTTCGGAACTCATGATTACTCCTCTCAGCCATTAATTCAGGTTGGCTGGTTACCTGTTTACATCACACCGACTCCACCGCCAGTGGAAACGCCAGATACGGAATCACCGATTCCCGCACTCGAAATGTCAGCACCAGTGCCGACGTCAACAGCACCAGTGTCATCAGCTAGGGACGGGGTACCGGATTGTTCTACGTGAGACCCACCGGTCAATATGGACATGGCTTCACTGGGGGTCAGACCAGTCTGTTGTGCCATATCCAACGCTATCTGGGCGAGAGATATAGTGGGTTGTGCGGTTTCGACTGGGGTCATCATCCCTTTGACTGCCTGACCCATCGTCCTTCCAGTAAGTGCATATCCGGCGGCGAAACTCAGCGGGTTGGATAAAAATCCGATGACATTGACACCGCGTCCGATAATGTCACCGACAGTGAGCGGCACACCGGCTTCATCCACAATGCCGGTTTGTGGATTGCCCGACAGTATACCACCCCCAGTGGTACCGCCGAATGAATCTTGTTGGTAAGATCCATCGCCGGTCATCGGTATCGTGATATCAGATGAAGAAACAGGTGCGGTCGGAGGAACAGGTGTGGTCGGAGGTGTTGGAGGAGGAAGTGTTCCGATTCGACGCAATTCAGAACCGACATTTGTTCCCATCCCTGCTGATTGCAGGATCGAATTCAACGCGGCACCAAAGGCCAGATCTCTGACACGCGGGTCCATCATCGAACTCCCATTGTGGTTTGACGAATCGACTCGATGGCATCGAGAGTCGCTCGGTCAGAATCCAATTGGATATTGGATTCGATTTCAGCCGTTTTCGCTTGCTTGAGCCGAGCATCGGCTACGGTATTGATAACATCCGCCCTGGCCTTCTCGGCCTTGGCGACAGCTTCTTGTGCTGCGGCTTCCAGGTAGATGGTATTCGGATCCGGGCGCTTATTCTGCATCGCGGACATGAGCGCTTCGGCTTCTTTCTCATTCGGCTTGACGACACCGATTTCAACCAACTTACGACGGAAGTATTCGCGAGCCTCTTTCAGACCTTCACCTTCCATGTTCATGATCGCCATGGCTTGAAGCACGGATTGGGTTTGCGGATCTTGAGTGATCGCCAACATACCGGTGAGTGCTCGCACAATAGCAGCGCGCTGACTGACGAATGAAGGACCGACGCTCGACACCACATCAAGTTTCGCTTGACTTAGGTCATTTTCATAAATGACCTCGCCCGTTTCTTGGTCGACCTTCGGCTTCAAAAGCTCGATCATGGACAGTTCGCCCTGATCTCCCAGACCCTTCATCTTGCGACCAGACTCGATGTAAATGTCGGCTGCCATACTCAGCCACACTTCACCTTCACGACGAGAAGCTTTTGAGAAATTCGAGATGTACAAGAACGACTGCATGTCGAGACGCTGCTGCACCATCTCGACGGCGCGACCACTGATATTGCTGACGATGCGGTCGCCTTGTTCTTGATTGCCGAGCGTATCCTTCAGATCTTGTTCGGTGATCTGAAGAAGTCCGGCCAATGCAGGAGGAACAGCAGCTGATTTCGTGTACGATACCGGCCCTGCGATGGTCATATTGCCATCGGGCCCCATGACCGGGTTCACCAGCAGGTAAGGATAATTCTTCACATTATCCTCGGCCCACATGTTTTGGTGGCCGGCAATCTGTTCGGGTGTGAAGATCGGTTTTTCGACGCTAGAAAGCGCGGATATCTCACCGAGCTTACTGCGTTGCATATTTCCGAGTCGTTGTGCGTCTTTCGACAAACGTACGTGACCCATGCACCGCTCGACGTTGTCGATGAACCAGCGCTTTCCGTATACTGGGATCACTGGGATGCATTGACCGGCGATGTACCCGACGTCATTCAAGATTCGGCTGCCGGACATGATATACAGACGTACACGCTTTCGCTTGATGTCGCGTGTACGCACTTCACGAGCGCCGATCGAATCAAGTTCTGTGATCTTTTCATCGGTCAGTTCATCTGACTCGTATCTTTTTTCAGTGCCGTCGATCATTTCATAGTAGTGAATGCGCCTGGACACCATCTCGACACGATAGTACCGGGCCACAAATACTACGTCGGGCGTGCACCAGTCGAATTCGTACTGGTAAATCTCCTTCGGCCAAGACGCCGGATCATCGCCGTATTGGTCTTTGTACGCGCTACGAGTCATGCTCGTGAGCACATAGCACCGGGTGGCATCGGCCTTGTCTTGCCGCTTGGCTTGTAGATCAAAGAATACCGACGAATCGGCATCGTAGATTGGTTCGATCCGGATCCGCTGCGAATCATTGTCTGGATCTTCTTCGTCTTCGTAGACCGGGCGCAATTCCCAGGCGCCGAATCCACCTCCGACCGCTTCTTCGAAGGCATTGTCGTACGCCTCTTCGGCGCTGCTGTCTTGTTGATCGGCTCGGAACAGCTTATTGCAAGTATCGGCGA